GCCGCTGTTACGGTTGCCGCTGTTCCAGTTGCCGCTGTTACGGTTGCCGCTGTTCCAGTCGCCGCTGTTCCAGTCGCCGCTGTTACGGTTGCCGCTGTTCCAGTCGCCGCTGTTCCAGTCGCCGCTGTTACGGTTGCCGCTGTTACGGTTGCCGCTGTTATGGTCGCCGCTGTTACAGAGTCCGGAACAACCTTTTCCAGTGTTGACCAAGCGCAGCACTTCTTCCCATGTGATTTCCTCAACGATTGTGATTTTATTGGTGCAGGACTTGCCACCTTCGGTGTCGATAGCACCAAGGGCTTCAACAATAGCAACCTTGTTGTTCGGGTCAAACCTGTAATAATTGAAACAGTCTTTCAAATCCGTGCAGAAGTGGAAACCACATTCACAACAAATGGGTTCACCTTCCATTTCGTAAGTCTGACCAACCGCATATTGAAAATCCCTGCAAGTCCAGTCAGGATTGAAAACTTTATATCCTTTCATCGTCACACCTCACATCTTGTGAAATCGCTGAACCTTGAAGGGCTGATGTAATAGCGATATTTGCCGGAAGGCATCTTGACCGCATAGCCAAAGGGGAAGTCCCCATTTTTCAAGCCCTGCCGCAACATCTGTTTACCAATGCCCATCAACTTTGCCGCTGTTTCAACAGGCAAATTTTTCAGGTGACCGGTATCAGATGCCGGTTCATCAACACCACCCTTCAGATAGTCAGCGGAAACATTCAACGCCGATGCAATCACTTTCAGATTTGCGGCTGATGGTGAACTTTTGCCGGACACATACTGACTGATTGAGGATTTACACAACCCTGTGACCTTTGAAAGTGCCGTTTGTGACATTCGTTCCTGCTCCATAGCCGTTTTCAAACGCTGTGAAAATACGTTCATTTTGTTCATCCTTTCATTTTGAATTTGGTTTTAACACGTTTGTAGATTATAAATCCACATCTTCGGCAAAAAAAATGTCGAATACTTCTTCAACTGTCAAATGCAGAATTTTGGCAAGTTTCTTGATTTCAGATGCTTTGAACTCTGTCTTGTTGTTTAACTTATAGTTGAAGGTTGCCGATGTCATACCCAGTTGCATCGCAACAGCTTCCTGCAACAAACCAAGTTCTGCAATCTTTGCCTTTAACTTTGCTGTGTTCGTCATACTTGTTCACCCCTTTCAATCATAGTAGTCATATTCGTCATAATCGCTGACCTTTTCGACAACATTGGTTATCAGCCAAATCAAGCCGATACAAGCCGCAAAACCGCCAAAGAAACAAAGCAGTCCTGCAAGTATGTTCCAGAATACCATTCTATTCACCACCTTTCATTTTCTTCTGCTCTGCAATCAGATCACCACTCAATCTAAATTCTTGTGTAGAAATCTTTTTGTAGAAATCAAAAAGAATGTTGTAGGCAACTTCTTCTGCTGAAATCTCAGATTCATTGAATTTATTTTCATTCAAGAAATATTCTTCGATTTCTTCAAATCTTTTTCGGGAAATCCAGCCCATTCCCCAAGCCGTTCTTGCATCTTCCAAATTGGAATACTCAGTCAGCTTTTCAAAGCGTTCCTTGCGATTTTGCTTCTGCCTTTCGGCTCTTTGTTCCAAAGTTTTCAATGGTGCATTTAATTTCCGCATTACCAACCGATTTGCCTTGATGGATTTTTCCAATTCATCAATAATATTCATTCAGACCACCTTTCATAGTGTCAATTATAGGAAGGGGTACTGCAATACCCCTTCCACCGTTGTGTGCTTTCATTATTAAATTTCTTTGACCAATACCCTGACATGAAGTCTTTGGATGTTATAGCCACCTGCAAGGATGCTTTCAACCTCACATCTGCCTTCCTTGCCAACCACAAAACCGTTCAGAACCGTCATTCCTTGGGCACCGGCTGTTGCGTGAACACTTGACCAATCTGTGATTTCACCGGTGATACGTTCAACCCTGTGATAAAGATCAAGTATCAAATATTTTGCCGCTTCCACATTGTCTTTATGGATTTGTTCATTGGTCTTATATCTCAACTGATAATCAGAATAGGTGTAGCGTTCAAAAAATTCTTTGCTTGACAATATGGAATAAGCCGCAATAACGCTTGCTCTGCGGTCTATATCGTATTCATCCCACCGGTCAACTAATTCCTGTTGCATCCGTTTCATGGTGTCCGGCACCTTGGTCAGCAGGATTTCTTCTTTGGCAAGTTCACCAGTCAACTGTTGCTGATATTTGAAAAGAGAAAGTTCCACTTCTTGGATTTCTTTTTCTAAGCGTTCAATATCAGCTTCATAATTATCAATGTCAAATTCAGCCCAACGGTATTCATCACCCCAAAGTTTTTCAAGTTTTGCTTTCTTTTTTGCAATCCAACCTTGCTTTTTAACAATGGTGTCACGCTTCTTCTGAATCTTTGCTTCTGCGTTTTCAATACGCTTCTTCAATGTTTCAATCCTCATTATTCTTCACCTCTTTCCCAAATGGTTTCACCGTCAAGATTGCAAATTGCTGTAACAAAATCATACTTGAAATTATAGGCATCGGGATCACAAAGAAGGTCTGTAAGCTGAATGAAGGATGCTTCGTGAATTGTGCCGAAAACGTCATAAACCTTGTAGATTTGGGTTTCATCCTTAACACCGAACATCAGCTTCCAGAAGTTGACCCTTGCATTTTTCAGTTCATCAAGAATATCCCGGCGGCACCACACATCAGAATCAGAACAAACCCAGATGATGGTTGCGATTTGCTCAATCGGGCATCCGTTTTCATTTGCATAAAACAGTTTTTCATACTGCTTATTGGAACCTTCCGTAAACCAATTATTCTTGATGCAAAGGCTTCTTAAATTCTCGTTTGTTGTTACTGTGTGATAAAATTTCATAATCAATCCAGTCCTTTCAATGTTTGGGTGAATTATCGTGTATTGGATTATAAATCCACAAATTATGTAAAATCAAGTGGATTTATAATCCACCACTATAATACACCTATGTAGATTATTTGTCAACACTTTTTTGAAAATTTTTCTAAAAAACTTGATTTTCAATCTACATTATGATACTATTTAATTGAAATAATTTATTGATAGAGATGAAATTTATGAAAAATTCAGACCAAATCAAAAAGGAAATTGGTGAAAGAATCCGTCAGTTAAGAATCCAAAAAGGAATGTCGCAAGAAGAACTTGCAACCGCAGTAGGCTACAAATCGGAAAATTCAAGGTCAACCGTCAATAAAGTAGAAAAAGGAATTAATGATATTACACAATCAAGATTAAAAGCATATGCCAAGGCACTTGGAACAACCGTTGCATACTTGTTAGGTTATGATGCGTACTGGGATAAATGTGATAAACAGTTTAATTCTCATGGTGAAAGGAATAAAGAATCCATCGCCTTTGATGCTGTTGAACAGGCGTTTGGAAAAGAAGCTGTCAAATTATTAATTTTGTTTTCACAATTAAATGAACAAGGAAAAGAAAAAGCACTTGATTCATTGTATGACTTAACAGAAATAATAAAATACACCGAACAGAAAGGAGAATGAATAATGTTTGGAAGAAAAAAGAAAAAACCTGACCCACCAAAAAATTCAATAGGACAGAACCTTGATAAACTTATTAATGGTCAATTACCTTTTGGGTGGACAATACATTACAAACAAATAATGAAACCGAAAGATGATGCAATGATTGAACTTGCATTGAAAACACAAACATCAGACAAGCAAAAGCGTATTGAAGCATTACAAAACCTTATTCAATACTTTTATTCTTATCAAGCTGAATGTCAATCTATGGGTGAATGTTTTGCAAAATATTTTGATGATATGTGGATGCATTGTAAAAACAATAGATGTAATGATTTCATTTACATCACGCCCTATGAAGAAGAATTACAATCCTTGTGTAACAGTGTAACAGTGTAACAGATACTTATTTACTCAAAATATTTGAAAAATGAAAAACTAAATTTTTATACTTCCCTAAAAATAAGAAAATATAGAAGTCATCTGTTACTTGTTACAAGCAAAAAGAAAAACCACCCACTATTGCAGTAGTAGGTGGTCTGTGTTAAAACCAAATTCAACAATGAAAACACACAAAATATTCAAGGTGAACTGGTTATTTTATTATAGCATTTTCACCTTGAAAAATCAACAGGAAAGGTGAAAAAATGAAGAATCCTAATGGTTATGGGTCTGTTGTCAAATTATCAGGCAATCGGCGCAGACCTTGGTGTGCAAGAAAAACAACCGGGTGGACTGAAAAGGGTTATCCTATCTATAAATCCATCGGGTATTTTACAGACCGTGAAGAAGCTATGATTGCACTTGCACAATACAACCGAAATCCTTATGATATAGACCTATCAAAAATCACGCTGAAAGAACTGTTTGAAAAATGGTCTGCAAGGGATTTTCCAAAGATGTCAAAATCTTCTGCATCAAGTCACAAATCAGCAGTCAAACACGCTTCAGCATTATATTCAATTCCATATAAAAACATCAAAGCCTATCAGATGCAGGAAGTCATTGATGGTTGTGGTTGCGGATATTCCACCCAAGGTGCAATCAAAAACTTGTTTGGTCAGCTTGACCGCTTCGCCCTTGAACTTGACATCATCACCAAATGTAATTCCACATTGATTTCAGCCGCACCAATTCCACCATCAAACAAGGTTCCATTCACCGATGATGAAGTTGATGCAGTGTGGAAAATAGCCGGTCAGGAATGGGTTGATTCAGTTCTGTTTTTCTTATATACCGGTTTCCGCAT